AATTACTTGATAACAAAGATCAATACATTGGACAAATGGCAACCGTGAGGTATTTTAATAAGACTCCTGATAAGCTAATTCCTAGGTTCCCATTCGTTTATGGAATAAGAGATGGAGAATAATATGGACTACAATATATCTTATTTTTATAAAAAACGCTTGTTTAATGCCAAGGGGTATGTTATCTTTTGGGAGGAACAAATCAAAAAATATCCCGATGAATTCGCACTTAATATGCTGGAAGTCGCTAAGAAGATTTTAATCAAAACTGAAAAGGAAATAGAAAAATTATGAGCGCATTAGGTCTTACACAAACAGTATTAGCCACTCAATTAATAGAAGCTTTTCGCAAAGATATTAATGCGGGAATGGAGCCAATCAATTTAACAGCTTATGGCGGTATTGGTAAAATTGAGAATGGTGCAATTGCTGAATGGATTAGAAGTGTTGCAAACCTACTAGTCGAAAAGAATATTAATTAAAACCGAACTATAATCACACTATGAAATTAAAAATATCAGAAGGAGCAGATCCCAACTACTTAGCGGTAGTAGTGGCATGTCCCGAATTAAAGGACCATCCAAATGCTGAAAGACTTTCTTTAGCTACTGTCTTTGGTAATGATGTTATCGTTGCCAAGGGTATGTATGAGAAGGGTGAGAAATTGATCTACTTTGCAGTAGAGTCTTGCATCTCTCAAAAATTCCTATCATGGGCCAATCTGTTAGATAAGGCTGAACTGAATGCTGATGGTAAGACCAAAGGATTTTTTGGAAGTAAGCATGGTCGTGTGAAGGCAGTTAGACTTAGAGAAATTCCAAGTCAGGGATTTCTATACAAAGTATCTAAACTGGTTGAATATTATGAAGTTAAAGAAAGTGAGTTTAATGTTGGTGATATCTTTGATACTGTTGGGGATGATCTATTGGTTACGAAATATATTCGTAAGGAATCGAACTCAGGAGAACCCACCATCAAAAAGAGCAGGGTTCCTAAATGGTTGAACTCCACTCTTGGAGTCTTACCAAGACCTATTCGTAGGGGTGCTTATACCTTTGTAAATGCTTGGTATAATAGAAATGAAGAAAGTATCAAATCCAAAATTGTAGATGGTCAATTCAAATTCCATTACAAGACGGAGCATTTGGGTAAAAATATGTTTATCCTTAAACCCGATGATTTCATTACTATCACATCCAAGCTACATGGAACGTCTGCAATTTTTTCCAATCTTCTCTGTAAGAAATCTTTCAATCCCATTAGAAGTATCGTCAATAAACTTGGTGGAAAAATTCCAGATAGAGAGTATAAATTTGTATACGCATCTAGAAGTAGAATAAAAAATTAAATTCGATTTTTAAATATTGGTCGCTATTTGGTTAAATATTATTATGGCCAATAGTGAAAAACAGAAATCGGGAATATATAAAATAATTAATAATAAAAATCAAAAATATTATATAGGAAGTGCTAAGAGTCTAAGTGGGAGATGGAGACTTCATAAATCTCAACTTAAAAACAATAAACATCACAGTATATACTTACAGCGAAGTTTCAATAAGTATGGGTATTCGTCCTTTTCGTTTGAAATTCTTGAATATTGTGATGTGGAGCTTTTGATAGAAAGAGAACAATTTTATTTAGACACGTTGAAACCACACTATAATATAGCTAAAATAGCTGGAAATTGTTTAGGTGTTAAACATTCCCCAGAATCTAACTATAAACGAGGCAATTACTATAGAGGTAAATACGGAAAAGATCATAATTCTTCTAGACCACTATACCAATATTCATTAGATGGACCATTCATTAAAGAGTGGTTATCTGGTAGAGATGTTGAAAGAGATTTACATATCCATGTATCAAATATTCAATCAGATTTAACTACAAATAAACTTACAACCAAGTATAATTATATATGGTCTAAAACTTTTCAAGGTAATTCAATAACTCCGATTACATATCGAGACAGAACATCAACATGTAAAAAGGTTGGGATGTATGATTTAGATGATAATCTCGTAAAAGTTTTTAGATCACAGACGGATGCTGCCAAAGAACTCAAGATAGCGCAATCATCTATAGGATCTTGTTTAAAGGGAAAAAGTAAAACATGTTCAAATCATAAATGGAAATATATAAATGAAAACACTTAAAAATATTAAAAAATGGTTATTCGGAACAAGACCCCCGAAATACACCGAAGATGTATGGGGTATTATAGCCAACAGTTTAGAGTGTAAGATTCCAGAAGGTTATTCAGTGTATGGTGAAATCGTTGGATATACTCCCAGCGGTAAAACTATTCAATCAGGATATGATTATGGATTGGTTAATAATCAATGTGGATTTCGAGTGTATCGAATTACTCATACTACTCCCGAAGGAGTCCATCGTGAATTGGAATGGTATGAAATCGAAGAATTTTGTTATGAACAGGTGATTAAAACAGTTCCAGTTTATTACAATGGACTAGCCAAGGATTTATTCGCAGATGATATTCCAGTGGATGATAATTGGAGAGAAAATTTTCTTTCTAGAATGAAGGAGAAATATCTCGATAAGACTTGCGTGTTATGCACTACTGGAGTTGTAAATGAGGGTATTGTTCTTAGAATCGAAAGTGGTGAACATAAGACTGCTTTGAAATTCAAGAGTCCACAATTCTTAATCAAGGAATCCACAGCTAGAGATAATAACGAAGTTGATATGGAGGAAGAGAGTTAATTATGTCAGTATGGACTAATATAGAAGGTAATGTTAAGATTTTAAAATCTGATAAAATTTCTATTAAACAAGTTATATCGGATACTCTTTCAGATGAACATTATACAGATTTAGATACATCAGATTGTGGGGAATTTTATAACCACTATATAAACAGTAATATATGTATAGATGGTTATGATTTTGTTAAACATTATAAAAAATTTCTAGATAGTTTAAAACCGATTAACGGGGGATTAGACTTAACTTGTAGCATTAGATTTTTATGAAACAATATAGAACGAAGCCAGTAACCGCCATTCAATTAACAGAAGATATGTCCAATTGGAGAGATGTATGTATGTTTATGAACCACAATGATACATATCCAGATGATATGGAAATTCCAGAATTTCTAGACGTTCAATCCGCCAAGGGGTGGGAGGAAGCACTTCCAACTAATTGGATTATTTTAAATCCCCTTGGTCAATTTGAAGTTTTTCCAAATGAGGGGTTTACAATGTGGTTCGAGGAAGTATAATGGAATTATGAAAGCAGAAAATTACGGATACATAGTAAAGAATAACTTGTGCCTTTTTCAAAAAGGTCCACTGTCTCAATGGTGGGGTGGATTTAAAGGTCAAGAATCATCTTTTAAGGTCAATTCTATTGACTTCTATCGATTTTATCAACAAGATCATTATAACGAAGTTGTCGATAATGCTAGACTTCTACACAACATATCAAGAGAATATAAACATTTATATTTTAATTGTTGTGAGCAATGGATGATGGCATGTAAAGCTATTACATTCAATGACGAAGAAACATTTAAAAAAATAATGGATGAAAACAGTCCATCAAAACAAAAAGATTTGGGTAGAGAAGTCAAGAATTATGATAATGATGTTTGGAATGAATGTAAGTATCGAATAGTTTTAGGGGGCAATGAATATAAATTTGATCAGAATCCAGAGTTGAAAGAATTTCTATGTTCATTTCACCCATTCACTATATTTGCGGAAGCTGCGAGTTGGGATAAAGTGTGGGGAATTGGATTAGGTCCAGACGACCCAAAATCATTTGATATTAATACATGGGAAGGTGAAAACCTTTTAGGTAAAGCTATAACAAGAATTAGACAGGCATACGATGACGAAAAAATTGACCACCAAAATTAAAATATGGAAAAAATAGAAAAGTGTTATTGGGGTGTAATGATAGTTATAGCTTTGGCATTTGGAGTCTATCCTCTACTACTTGAATTATCCTGCCACTTATATGGAATTTTTAATTTATTGACAAAATGAGTGAAACATATCAAATTATTACAGATGAAGCCAAACTACGTGAGTGGATTGAGTGGCTACCAGATCTAGAAGAACACGAAGCATTCTATTGTTGCTTATTCATGCGTAAAAAGTATTGTAAGGATGTACCGTGGATCAAAAGCGATAAAGGCCAACTTAAAAGGTTCACATCGACTAAGGATCGTCTCTACGATAAGATTGCTCAACTTGAGTGTAAGGTAGGTGCCTTCACATTTGACGGTAATCCCGTTCCACAAGAATCCTTGGCACTTTATGTAACTCCCAATCCAAGAGACTTGTGGAGGGCTACAGTGCGTAGCATTGGGCAACTAGCTAAAGTTCTGGAGTGTGGCGGTAAGAATTCCAATCCACATCAAGAAGTTATGAGTGAAATTCAGAAGAATGCTTCTACCAATCGTAAGTTTGTCATGTTTGATATTGATGAAAAGAATGAAGATACTCTGAAAGCTGTCATTGATGTAACTAATGGGTATTGTGACATTGTAGAAACCCGTGGTGGATACCATGTGTTTGTTCACAAGGTCAAAGTTCCTCTTATTACTGAAAAAATGTGGTATACTACAATTGCAGCATTTTCTGATGTGTCAGGAGATGCTATGACTTGTCCTGCTGGAACTTATCAAGGTGGACACACCCCAACTTTTATCCATAGATGTGTATGAGACTAGAAACATTAATAGATATGCAGGAAGAAAAAAATACAAAGATGGTGATTGTAATTAGGCGCGACCTTAATATGCGTAAGGGAAAAATGATAGCTCAAGGCTCTCATGCATCTATGGCATTTTTAACTAAGAGTGGTTTAATGGAACACGATGTTGAATGCGGGGAAATGTGTTGTGACTACCATGAATATTATTTTAAAAATAGCACGATGGACATGGAAACCCATTTTAAAGAAATAACTCATTGGCTCGAAAACTCCTTTCGTAAAATAGTGTGTTACGTCAACTCCGAACAGGAACTTGATGAACTTCATCAAAAGGCACTTGACAATGGGTTGATATCCCATATGATTGAAGATAACGGTGCAACCGAGTTTAATGGGGTTAAAACCAAAACTTGTATTGCTATTGGACCTCACTATGATGAAAAATTTATAGGGATAACCGATCATTTACCTCTATTATGAAAACTTCGAAAATTTCACTTTGTCCATTTTGTTCCGCATTTATTAATAAAGTCTTTCTATCAGAAGATGGGTGGGGGTCACAGGTTAAGTGTAAATGTGGGGCAAGTGGCCCTGCCCATGAAATGACCACAAAGGAATTTAATAAAGGGATATCCAGAGAGGATATGGCTGAAAAGGCAATAGAACTATGGAATGTTGGAGGTATGGAAAATCCACCAATAGTTAACTATAAAATATATATAGATATAAACTGATGGGAGAAATATTCGACAAATATAAAGTATTACATGGACTACCAAAAGTAGGTCAAAAAATTAAATTTATAAAACCTACAATGTCATGGTTTATAAATGTTAATGAGGATGCTAAAAAATTAGTTCCCGAACAGGAATATACTGTTCGGAAGACAGAATTAAATTCTTCTTCCACATATGTATGGTTGGAAGAGTTTCCTAATATTTTTGACCCAAATGATCCGAAGGATGGGAGAGATCAGCCATTTTTCAATATGGGTAGTTTCGAATGGGAAACACCCGAACTAGACTTAAACGAGCTAGTAGGACTTAATCCTATAGATGTTTGTAGACTATCCCATACTTATAAGTGCGGGGTTGAGTTAGATGGAAAAATTTGGTGTGGCGGTGAACGCATGTTGGTGGTTGAATACGAGACGACAACATACGATAATAGAAAGTCGGATATCGTAACAAAAGTTTATTATAAATAATATGAAAATTTTCGTAGTAAGACATGGATTGTCTAAAGGTAATATTGATAAGTCTGAATATTTTAAAAATCCAGATCATGCAATTGAATTAGCCGAACACGGTGAAACTGATGCTAGAGAAGCAGCGGAAAAAATTCATTTATTGATTGAGGGATTTAAAGATGAAGAATACCCACAATCCAATGTGGAGTATTTTAATATCATACATTCTACTTATAAGCGAGCTACTCAAACAGCTAATATTATTCAAGATAGATTGAATGAATATGAAAATTATTCAGTGCAGACAATGATACCGAGTCCTCTTTGTATAGAGAGAGAATGGGGATCATTGAGAGATATTGTAGAGACTAAACTGAAGACAAATGAACATTTTAATTTTTATTATCGTCCTTTGAGTGGTGAATCATTTTGCGATGTTTATAAACGTGCTGCAATTTTCCAACAGTGGCTACTGAATACTTCAAAGTATGAGAACAATATTGTGGTTGCACATGGAGAGTTTAACAAAGTATATTTGATGCATCTTTTGAATTGGGATGTTAGTGAATTTGACAAATGGCGAAATGCTAGAAATGGAGAAGTCTTTTTAATTCAAGATGGTAAACTCAGTAATTTAACCCCTCTATCCCGTAGTAAATACTTTTAATATGTTATACTTAGAAATTATATGGTGGGTGTTGTTGGTCATCATCACAATGGGGATGTTAATAATAGCACAAGATGTGGCAGCATTCTTGTGTGGGGGTATTATGATGATTGGGGTAGGTGGTATAAGTAATGTTATATCATCGGCTAATAATGAATTTAAAATTACGCATCAGCACGAATTAACTGTAACTTATAGTTCCTTAGATGACAAGTCTCTAAATATTATAGATGATGAATACCGCCATTATATTATTTCAGATTATGCGACAATTCAAAAATATAAAAATGGTAGAAAATTTTACAAAACTTACTACTATAAAAAATGTTTTGGAGTAGACGAGACAAAAATGGATCTGGTAATAAAATGACTACTCTTAATAAATTTTGGACGGGCATTGGATCTAGATCTACTCCAAGTCATATCTTGCAAGTTATGACATCTCTCTCCAAGGAGATGAATCAATTAGGATATTGGTTAAGATCTGGTAATGCCGAAGGCTCAGATCAAGCATTTGCCAAAGGAGTATTAGATGAAAAGGCTCAGATATGGTTGCCTTGGGATTCATTTAACGTGGATTTTCAAATACTTCACCCAACTCATACATATAAAACTATATCCCCTATTGACAAGGAATCATTTGAGTCTATAATCAAGTTTCACCCCAATCCAAAACGATTGGGTAATCAAGGAACTTTATTAATGGCTCGAAACTTCCGACAAATAGTTGGAAAGGATGAACCCAATTCCCAATTTGTTGTATGTTGGACTCCCGATGGTAAAAAAGTTGGTGGAACTGCTCAAGCATGGCGTATAGCGGATTCATACAATATTCCAGTATATAATTTATATGATCTTACTAAAGATGAAATTTTAAAAGAAATCGAAAAACTTAATTTATTACAATAATGGCACACTTATCCAAAAGACCTTTAGTTGGCATTATGTCAGATTCGTCCATGTTCTTCTTAGAGGATAATGGATTTGTGAACATAGAGAGTATAGCCCATTTATCAGTATGGTCAAATATGGTTATCACACTATTTTTACCACTCGATACTATCGTAATGGATTACAAATCATTATTTAACCTTATATATGATTCTGGTTTGAAAAAAGGAGAATACAATACAACTAAAAAAATTAAATGGGGTATTAAATCTAAATTAGAAGATTTTATTTTTGTTGAATTGAAACTTTAATTATGAATAAAGAAGATTATAAATTTACACCTATGCCTTTTAAGGTTCCAGATAAAACATGGGCTTTGTATCCATCAAACGGAAGCTATTTAAAAATAGAATTGACACACGCTCCAAACTGGTTCCATCGAAAGATGCAAGGACTATTATTAGGATTCAAATATGAAAAAATTAAAGAAAAGCCAAGACATTAATTCCAATGATTCCTTAAATCAATTATTGATCTTGAAGGAAATATGTGGTAAAATATACATTGCTAGACATATATCTCTCAGTGAGAAAACTATTCAAGAGCAATTAGCTAAAATTGACGAATTATTTAGAGACAAAGAAAACCTTAATTAATAAAAATATGGGCGCATGTAGAGAAAGCACAAACTTGGAAAGAAAATTAGAAAAGTTCCTAAATCAGATTAGGACAGTGGACAAAGTTCTTTGGTCATATAGTGGTAAAAATATAGAACGAGGGGAATATCCCTTAAGTTCATTTACGTGGATCGAAGAGGAATTGGATGAAGCGCATAGATTGTGGATGGAGTTAATGGATGAAAAACATAACGAAAGACGCAAGGTAATAGAATTAAACAATAAAAAATTTCCACCAAAATTACCCGATCAAGTTGAACTTAGCGTTTTACATGACTCTATAATAAGTGCATTAATTCCAAAATCTGAGAGCCTTTTACGCAAGGATTAATTAAAACCGAAATATAATCATCCCATGTTGACAGCAAAGGGGACAATATCGGTAGAGCCACACAAGGGACGAATTGTTCTTGATGTGTCTCCTGACTTTGTTAAACTTTACTATTGGTTTATAACTACCCATTACTGGATTCGTATGGGAACTCCTATGCACGGTAGTCATATTACTATATTTTCTCAGAAGCATCATGCTAAGGTGAATTGGGGTAAGGCAATGTGGTATGATAAACAAGAAGTAGAATTTGAATACGACCCATACTTAATCGAAGGTGGATACCGTAAGGGATTCCTTATGTATTACCTGAGAGTTTTTTCTTCTGAAATTGATCAGATGAAAAAGAAGCTTGGTATTGTTGATGGTGAAAACTATAGAGGTCTTCACCTTACTGTAGCGAACTCTAAGGGAAACAATATATACCCTAGCTGGCCGAAAATGATAGAAATAAAATAATAATTATGAAACGATACACATACCTAACAATAGCAATCATTCTTATAGTGATTTCGTATAATTTCGGATGGTTCTTTGAAGGACAGTCTGCAATTGAAGCCGCAAAACAAGTAACAACTGGATATAACTTCCAAGAGGCTAAAGCAACTTATATGTTTTGGCAAAGAATACAAAGTATGGTCGAAGTGGGATCTGCTATTTTCTTAGTTCTATTTGCAACTACATTCTTTAAGAAAAACAAACAATAAAATAATATGAAAAAAACGAAACTAGTAATAATGGCATTGGTCACACTATCTTTGGCATCTTGTATGAAGCCAGTTAGAGTTGATCCGGTAAAGGAAATTGAACCTAATGAAACCGCATTCGTGATTCCTCTTGAAATGGGAACAGAGAATCAACAGAAGTTGGAAAGTATTGACTTTCTAAAATCTAATCAGGTTGCAGCAAAACGAATTATAGTTCCACAACGAGAACGCCAAATTGGTAGATATGGGCATGAGATTGAATGGATTCCAACAGTCCGAGTAATTACAGTGAATCGTAGTCCAGTTACCCGAAATTGGATTTATGATG